ACAGGCCCTACGGGTAATCCTCGCATCGCGTTTGGTGATACTGATGATTCCGATATAGGTCACATACGCTATGACAACTCAGACGACACCTTCGATATTGTCGCAGGTACTAACACCATTATGCGCTGGCCCTCGACGGGTGGCATAGAGATCAATGAGGCGTACACATTACCGGCAGTAGATGGAACAGCCGGGCAGGTATTAACAACTGACGGCGCAGGTAACCTGGCATGGGGAGAAACGGGCGGCACACCCAGCTTAGACCTTCAGTGGTTCTATCAAGATATTACTGCGGGGGAGCCAAACCCTAACTTCTTTAGGACAGACCAGCGAGAGATCAACGACATTACTACGCTTGATCTGTCTTGGGTTTCGTTCCCTAACAGAGAGGTGGCTAACCTTCTGGCCCAGCTTAGGCAGGGTGACAAGATATACATACAGCAAAACAACGATGAAGCTAATTACGCTAACTTTGACATCACCGGCGACCCTGTAGACAACGGTACTTACTGGACTGTTCCGGTCAATGCCTATGATGGTGGCGAACGGTTCTCTGTAGACGCTGACTGTGTATTCCTATTCTGGCGCGCTGCTGCTGAAGGCGGTAGTGGTGGTGGCTCTGATGAGAATGCCCTGGCATTTGCTAAGGGTGCAGGTCTAGCGGTAGAGCAAGGCTTACTGGCAGCAGACGGTCAACCCGCTAAGACGGTACTAGCCGTTGGCCCTACGAACACAGGTAAAGTCCAAGGCTGTAGCTTAGGCGCTGGTAACGTGGTCGAGGTCTACGCCAGTGGTGCTGACTACAACAGTGCTACCGTGCTGTACCGTGAGTTCATGGGCGCAGGTGAACCTATCTGCTTTACGGGCCTGAGTACCGGCGCAATCATAACGTCTACTCAAGGCTTCTATGGCATGAGCGAGCAGCTAAACGGAAGTTTTGAAAGCCCTATGCCGCTCCTAAGTCTAGGCTTGGCGTTTACAAGTACGTTTGTTTACTGCTTCCGAAGCTCACAAAACCTCCCCGGCTCGGGTGCCAGCACAGGGCAGATCACGATTATTAACGGTGCTCTCCCCTCTACGGTGACATTCACTAGAAACGGCAACGAAGTTGGAGGTCAAGCTCCTAAAGACCTAGCCCCATTTGAGGCTTGCTTCTACTACAGTGACGCTAACGGCGAGTTTCTAATCGAAGCTACAAGCCCTGTCATGGCGTGTGTTCAAGCCAACATGGGAACTAACCCGCCCTTAGAAGTCGGCGATGCGGGGGATAGTGCTCAACGATTCTATGACGCACGACTCGTTATGCCGCTGACTAATGACGGTATTACATGGCCGCGATCTGGATTCGTGAGTGCGCCCTTTGAGGGTACGGAGTCTAAGTATTACGTGCGCGATGGTGTGACTGGAGACTTCCCAACGGTAAGTCCCGGCTTTCCCGTAGACTTCGACGCTGGTGGCAGCACAGGCGCAAGCGACCAAGACTACGAGCCAAGGGGCTGTACACGCCTAAGGGTAGCAGGTCTAGTATCAGCCTACTCTGGTGCTGACTCAGCGGGTCTTGAGGCATCACCCATGATTCCTGTAAGCGCTATGTCTCAGGTTGTAGCTCAACCTTTCACTATTGCTGACCAAGGTGACGGAGGTAACTCAGGTGTCGCCATCGGCAGTCCCTACGAGGGAACCGCTAAGGTTTACCAGTGGAACACAGCGACAGGCGTTGCTGACTTGGCCTACACAGTACCGCTAGGCAGAGGCACCACAGGGCAGGGTATAGCCCCGGCAACACCGGAGGATCAATACATCCCGTGTGCTGGCTTGGTAGCTAATGAGTCAACACTCGATGCTGATCCCTCAGTGATTCAGTTGGTAGGCCAGTTAAACCCCGGCTATGTCGTAGCTGATGTGCCTATTACGGTGATTGCTCAGAACTCCGACCCGGGCTTGATCCCACCAATACGTTCTCAGAATGGCACAACGACTCAAAGCATTGTCTCGGATGATGACGAGACTCTGCTGCTTGGCTGGACGCCACCGCAGAAGAAGGCTGAGATTACTGAAGATACTGATGGGTATACCCGCAAACGCATACTAGATAACACAGGAGCAGTAACGTGGCCTCTGACATAACGGTTACAAAGAAAGAGTATGACGCAATGAAGGAGCAGCTTAACGCCATCCTTACGCGCCTAGACTCACGCATTAAAGTCTTGGAAGAAAAGGCAAAGCCAAAGCGGAAGGCGGCAGCATGATTATAGAAATGTCAGACCAGGAGCTCGATGAGGCTCGTGATCTATTTTTAAACAAGGGGTGGCAATCCTTCTGCGCTCAGATTCAGCAGCAGATAGAAGATTGCTCACTCGATATGTGTAAAGACGCAGACGATCTCTGGTTTCAGAAGGGACGGCTGGCAACATTACGCTCGATAGCCATGTATCAGGACATGTGCTTTCAAGCAGAACAGATTTCAGCAACGGGTGAATCAAGCTCGTTGTTGCAATAAAGGGAGCTATTTCCATTTCCGGGGAGATAGCAATCTTTTACTACCGAGGGTAGCTCTTAGGAGTCCTCATAACTTATCCGACAGACCTTTTAAGGAGCGGAACCGTGGCAGCACATTGGATTGAGAACGAAGAAGGCGAACAAATTGAAGCAGCAGAGGGACAGACCCCTGCGACTTTGGATGAAGCAATAAGTCCAGAGCCCGTAGAGGAGCCCGTAGCAGCCGAAGAACCCGACCTGGCACCGACTTATCAAGGCAAAACCGTAGCGGAAGTCGCCAAGATGCACTCGGAGCTAGAGAAAGTTATGGCGAGACAGGGCAATGAACTGTCTGCACTACGCCAACAGGTCGCCCAACCCGTTGCACAACCTGTACCGGAGGAAGCGAGAAAGGAAGTTGACTACTTCACTGATCCTCAAGGAGCCGTTAAGGCCACCATTGATGAGCATGAGGTAATTCAAGAATTCCGACAGACCACCGCACAGCTAAAACGAGATGCTGGCGTACAGAAGTTGGTCGCAAAGCACCCTGATCTTTCGGAGATTATTAACTCTCCTGAGTTTAATGAGTGGAGCAACGCAACTGAAGTCCGTAAGCGGCTGCGATATGAAGCCGACCAGATGTTCTCCGTCGAAGCAGCAGATGAACTGGTGTCTAACTTTAAAGACATTAAGGGCATGTCTGCCCAGACAAAAGCTGTAGGTGAGAAGGCTCGCAAAAACGCAGTGAGGAGCGCCAATACCGGATCTCCCTCTGCAAACCCTGATGGTACGAAGTCTCGCAAGATGCTTAACGGCGCGGAACTTCGCAACCGATTCAATAACGACCCCCAATGGTACGAGGCTAACGAAGCAGAAATTATGCGGGCTTATGCCGAGGGCCGTGTCCGGGGATAGCTAACTTAAAAGGTAATTTATCATGGCATTAGCAGGTGACTACGCGACAGGTAGCGCGGTAACTACCACCACAGCGGCAAAATTCATTCCTAAGTTATGGAGTGATGAAATCATTGCGAACTACGAGAAGTCTATCGTAATGAAGCCATTAGTACGTGCGATGAAGATGCAGGGCAAGAAGGGTGACACTATGTACATCCCAATGCCTACTCGTGGCGATGCAAGCGCAAAGGTTGCAGAGACACAGGTAACGCTCAACGCCTCAACTGAAGGTGAGAAGATCATCACCATCGACCAGCACTGGGAATTCTCAAAGCTGATTGAGGACATCGTAGAGAAGCAAGCGCTTGGCTCACTTCGTCGGTTCTATACCGAAGATGCGGGTTACGCCCTGGGCCGACAGGTTGATAGCGACCTGATCTCTGCCACTGACTTGTGGGATCACAAGATTGATTCGCTGGGTGGAAACCCCGGATCGTCTGCTACCCCACACGTAGAAGGCAACGCGCTTGAGTTCTGTGACCAGGCATTCCGAGATGCAATCCAATTGCTCGACGATGCTAACGTCCCTATGGACAATCGCAAAATGGTAATTCCTCCGAGCGCTAGAAATCAGATAATGGGAATCGATAGGTATGTCTCCTCTGACTTCGTGAATGGTCGCGGTGTTGTCAACGGCAAGATCGGTGAGCTCTACGGTGTAGACATTTATACCAGCACCAACTTGACCGCTAACGGCGCAGGTGAGAAGCCCTGTTTGTTGTTCCATACAGACGCTCTTGTGATTGCAGAGCAAATGTCTATTCGGACACAAACTCAATACAAGCAAGAGTTCCTTGCTGACCTGATGACAGCCGACATGCTTTACGGCTTCGACTGCTATCGCCCAGAGAACGGTGTACAGATCTGGGTTACAGGCTAAACCTACCGGGGGCTGTAAAAGGCCCCCACTTTTTCGGAGATAACGATGGCAACTTACACAGCACCTCTTGTTGATTACGCAGCCAAAGACTCAATGAGCACAGGCAACCCTGACAAGCTGGTTAAGGGTGAGGATTTCACGAACGAATTTGAAGCCATTGCTGCGGCGTTTAGTACGTCGAGCTCAGAAACAGAAGCGTTAATTAAATCAGGCACAGCGAATTTTCAGACAACCTACTGGGATGGTACGGAGTGGGTGCCAACGTCCCAAGTAAGAGTTGTCCAAGACAACAACGT